TTTCGCGTTGCCAAGCGGGTGTTGCGTAGCTTAGATTAACTTTTGTTAATGTTGAAAATAAGTGTTGACAATGCCTGTTGCCGAGGCTAAGTTGTGTTTATCGAAACGCAGTGGAGTGAGTAAGATGCAACAGCAGCAGGTTAATCCCGAATTGACTTATAGCACCCCTATCCGCGCGGCGGCTTGGGCGGACATATTCTATGCCACCACCTTTACGACCCGTGGGTACGCTGCGTCGATAGGCAGAGACCCGGACGAGTTGATTGCCGAGTCCAAAGCCCGTGGGCACGAACTGGTTGGTTCCATCTATACCGGTGCCGCTTTATATGGCGACAAGGGGACGGCCGAGCGGGTGAATGCTGAAGCCAGGGCTAAAGTCGCCAAAGCCATATCGATGGTGTGTTGCATACGGTGAAATTTGCGCCGGGCAATGAATTTACTTTTGCTCCAATTAACAATGACCCGATTGCTTTTGTGCCAATCAGTTGATAGCCTGCCTACCAGCCTTACGAGGCTGGCGGGTTGACTAGCAGCGGTTGCAGTCAACATGGAGTAGTAACGATGATTGGTAAACTTGTGCTTGTTAGGACTTATTCGGCAGGGGTGCATATCGGCACGTTGCATAGTCGTGACGGAAAAGAAGTTGTGCTTAGAGACGCAAGTAGGCTGTGGTATTGGAAAGGCGCATTTACGCTATCGGCTGTTGCTTTAATTGGCATTGACAGTAAAAACAGTCGTATGAGCATAGCTGTGCCGGAAATATTGCTTACGGAAGCCATTGAAATTTTGCCCGTTTCAGATACTGCAAGGGAAACTTTCGATGCAACAAAACCAGGATAACGACGGCTACGGCTCCGGCTACGGCGACGGCTCCGGCTACGGCTCCGGCTACGGCGACGGCTCCGGCTCCGGCTACGGCTCCGGCTACGGCGACGGCTACGGCTCCGGCTCCGGCTACGGCGACGGCTACGGCTCCGGCTCCGGCTCCGGCTACGGCTACGGCTACGGCTACGGCTCCGGCTCCGGCTCCGGCTCCGGCTCCGGCTCCGGCTCCGGCTCCGGCGACGGCTCCGGCGACGGCTCCGGCGACGGCTCCGGCGACGGCTGATAATTTAGGAAATTGTGCTTTTGCACAATTTCTTTGACTACCAGCAAAAATATCCAGAAGGATGATGCATGACATTCTTTTTTTTTTTGAATTGCTGCTGGCCGGATGGATGCGGCGGCGCAGGCTGGCACGCTGGAAACGCTCGCGCGAGATTGCGCGGCAAACGCGGGGGCTACAATGACCGATGCTGAACGCGAGCTTTTGCTAGCAATGGCGAAAGGATTGCAGGTGCTACTTGACATGCCTAACGACTTTTCAAAATCAACACGGGCTGTTGCTGCCGCGCAAATCGTGCGGCGCATGACGGACGTGCAACTGGAACCGACACAATGAGCGATTACGAAATATTGATTGCATTGGGCCATAGTGCCCAAAAGGCTGCCGAGATTGTGCTTGATGCAAACCGTAATGACACGTATGCGAGAACATGGATTTCTGTATGCCGATCTTTTTACGAAGGCTATAAAAAACCAGAGACGACACAATGATGGATGATCCGTTTATTGTTGAAAAGATTTCGCGCAGCGAAATTGTGACAGCTTTATCGCAAAACTTGGTTTCCGATCTTGCCACACGGTTATTTGATACCGAGCGCAGGCTTATATACTGGCGCGCGTATGCCGTGGGTTGCACATTGCTCGCGGTTTTCCTGGCCGGTCACGCGGTCTATTGGTGGTGACATGAGAACGCTGGTTATTATTGTATGCGCTGCTTTGTCGGCTTGCGCGCCAAGTTGCCCTGATTTGCCAATAGGTAGGCCAGACTGTGCGCCAAACCTGTCTGACTTGCCGATAGGGCGACCGGACTGCGCCGAAAGCATTGTGTGCAATCGAGACGTGACGTTGCATTAATGCAGTCGTTTTGGGCTTTTTTCTTGGTGCTGCTGTGCATTTTGGGCTGCTTAGCTTACGTGGTCAGCAAACCTATACGCGGTGAAAATGCCACGTTGGCGCTTATTATGGAGCATTGAATGTCAAAATTTTTTGAAGTGTCGAAAGAAAGTTTTGATCGCCGGGCAGCCGCGCGGGTGGTGATGCTTAATCAATTGTTTGCAACTGCTGACAGCAAAGAAGAAAAAATATTCCATGAAGCCATTACCGATGAAATATTGCATCAAATAACAAATGTGGATCGAATTGCCGATGCGTTACAGCGCATTGCAATGGAGTTGCATTTGATGAACGTTCGCGAAAACGCGCCGCATGTCAGTTGAAATCACGCCGGAACGCTTGGCAGCATCCGGCACAGAAGACGGCCACCAGTCTGCGCTGTTTTGCTACGCGCAGGCAGCCGAGAAAACAGATTACCGTTGGGGAATGCTCTACAGCATCCCGAACGGCGGCAAACGAGGGGCTGCCACAGCCGCGCGTATGAAAGCCACCGGCACCAAGTCAGGCTTCCCGGACATTGGCGTAGCATGGGCAATGGGCCGGGCATGGGATGGACCCGCAGCGGCAACACGCAACCGATATCACGGGCTTTTTATTGAGCTAAAGCGCCCAACTGATATAGGTAAGAAAGCCGGTAAGCTGGCAATTGCGCAAAAATACTGGCGTGATAGGCTGCAAGCAGAGGGGTATGCAGTGCATACTTGCTACGGGTGGATCGATGCAGTCAAAACAATTGAAGCGTATTTCTTGTGGACGCTTTCCTGACTGTAAATTGCTGACGTTAAGAGAATTTTCGCGCAACCCAATCGGAACAGTCAGCTTCGCAGCAACGCCTAAAGGCATGTGGGCAGTCGATTATGCTACGCCAGCCGGGTTAATTCATTTTAGGATTTACCCGGATCAGCGGAGCGCGTGGCATGGATGGTTTGATTCGCCCTTGCTTGGACAGTCCGCAAATGCGGCTTTTTCTGATTAGCGTTGACGGCCGTTATATCGGCATGGCAAGTGGCTGGACGCGCCGCAGTGTCAAGCATAAAATTCGCAAGCAATTTCCGAAGCAAAAGATTTCTGTTGAGCTTTTTCTGCAAATAGAGGAAACTGTAACATGACGCCAGAAGGTTTATTGCAACTAAAAGGCGATGAAGGTTTTCGCACGCAAGTCTATGATGACGCAAGCGGAAAAACAATTGAGACCGGACCGGCTGGCGGCTGGCCTACAATTGGTTATGGTCGCAATCTTGTCGCGCGAGGAATAACACAGCTAGAAGCAACTTATTTGCTTAACAACGACATAGCGTTGTCTGAAGGCAAACTTGCAACGGCTTTGTCATTTTTTACATGCATGGCGGCAGTCTGGCAAGACGTTTGCGTCATGGTGGATTACAACACAGGCAACGTGCTTGCATTTCAAGAAATGCTTGCTGCAATGCGTGACGGAAATGCAGAAGAAGCAGCCGCGCAATTACTAAATTCGAAAGCTGCAAAAGAAGGACCTGCGCGATATAACCGCATGGCGGTGGCAATCACTGCAAATGCTTGGGGAACGCCTGCCGCCAGCGTATAGCTGACCAATCTGCGTAATAATTTGAGCGGGCGCATGTGGTCAGGATTACCGAATACATTGACGTGGATAGCGAGATATTTCTCGCGCTCAATCTCGATATGAGCGGCACGCAGGGTCCGCCCGGTCCGCCTGGTCCGCCTGGTCCAGTAGGTCCACAAGGGCCAGCCGGACCGCAGGGGCCGCAGGGGCTTGACGGCAACGTAGGTCCGATGGGGCCACAGGGGCCAGCTGGTCCGCGCGGCCCGGCAGGGCCAGGCTTGCCGCTTGCCACAACTGCCAATCAGGTGTTGCAGGTGTTGCTTGTCGGTGGCGTGCTTACGCCAACATGGGTAAGCCAGCCGCAAGATTTTTCAGCTTACAGCGCGGGCTTATTGAATGCCAGCGGAGTATGTTTGGCGTTTACAGCGCAGCGCGCTCTTTCATTTGCAGCTAATTCTTTCGGTATTGTTCTTGATGTTGCTGCTACTGCGGCAATGGTTTTCACGTTGACAAAAAATGGGACAAGCATAGGCACGTTGACAGTTGGCGCTAGTGAAACAACTTCCACAGCGTCTATAGCAGCGTTCACAACTGCACAGTATGATAATATTCGCGTAATTGCACCTAGCATAGCTGACGCCACTGGCGCGGGCTGCATGGTTTACGCTACTTGCACAAGATAGGAATTTTGCTATGCCTATTTCGCAGATTTATGACGCATACGGCGAAGATGGCGATATTGCCTACATGAATGGCAGCGTTGGCAGTGGCGTGCTTATTGCCGATAGCGGAGATTTTTACAGAACGTCTTATGCTAGATGCGCAATCGGTTTTCAGCAACCGGCATTTGGCATTCGTTTATGGCAAACCGGAGCGCAAACTTCTGCTTGGTGCAGCTATAGGATTTCTGCTTATGGCAACACTGAATTTACGAATACGTATTTGTGGGGCTTGCTTGACGCCAGTAACGTTTTGCGCCTTGCGTTAGTTGCTTCACAATACAGTATCGAAGGGCCGTTTGAAATAGTAAAGCTAGATGTTTCTGGCACAGCTACATCATTAGGCATGACGACTTCCGGCTTTTCAAGCGGACCAAATTCTCCCGACAAGTTTGACGTGTTTTACAACTATGTTGCTGATCCAACAGAACCAAATTTGTTGATGTATATAAACGGTTCTTTGGTGTTTTCATACACTGGCGATATTACAACAAATTCGCAAACTGAATTAGCTGGCACTTACCATGCGCAAGCTGGCAAGAATAATGTTGGTCAAAGTTATTACACATATTGGTCAGAATGTGTTGTAGCTTCTGGTGACACAAGAGACGTGAATTTGTTTACGTCTTATGCTACTGGTGAAGGTAGCCTTGACCAATGGACCGGGACATATACAAACGTTTCTGAAATTGTCGTCAATGATGAAAATTTTGACACAACTTCTACAAGCGGCGCTGTGCAGCGTTATGAAATGTTGCCTTTGTCTGCTGGTAATTACAGCATTGTTGGAGTTGTAACAAACCTTCGCGCGACGCAAGGCGGTGGCGAATTGACGCACATAGCCTTGCAGCAAAAAATAGGTAGCGGCACCTATACAGCTTCGGCGGTTGACTTTCCAACGTCATACGGTGCCGTGCAATTTATTCAAATGGAAAGCCCTGCGACAAGTGCAGCATGGGCACAGACTGAATTGGCAACCGGATTTGAAAGCGGTTACGAGGCGACCACCTAATGCCATCGCCCACAACATGGGATGCGTCAGGCGCTTATGCTTCATTGCTGTTATCATCGCTTGCATTTAGCGATGGGAATACTGTTGTCACTGCCTCTGAAAACCAATCGCAAGTTTGTGGATTAAACCCGCTTTCATCGGGCAAATATTATATAGAATTTACCTTAAATGCGCCTGCAAATAATGATTGCGATTTAGCTGTTGGAATTTGCTCTACAAGCTGGAGCGTAGCCGATGGCACAACTGTATGGGCAAACTATGGCGCTGGCGCTGTAGTTGATACCGTAGTTGCAAGCCCTATTCAATACGTGTGCGTCAACGGAAACTCTACGCGAATTTTTTTAGGAAACGGCACAACACCGACGACAACAATTGCAATGGCTGTTGATATTGCAAACCGTTTAATATGGTTTCAATATGGCAACGGACAATGGAATGGCACTTTTTCAGCAAATCCTGCTACTGGTGTTGGTGGAATTGATTTTTCAAGTTTAACTGGCCCTGTTATTCCTATTGTAGGTTTTCAGACAGCATCCGGCAGCCCTGTAGTCACAATTAATGCTGGCCCTGTAATGCAATATGCGCCGCCGGAAGGTTTTGGCGGATGGCCGATTTCGGGCACAACACCAGTCCCGCTATTTTCAGGTGCAAATAATTCAGTCAGCAAGCAAACGCAATATGCAATTGCACAGCCAGCAAATGCTGTAAAAAAGCAAACGCAATATGCTATCAGTCAGCCAAAACAAGGCTTGTCAAAACAAAATCAATTTACAATCGAGCAACCGCTTCAATCTGTTTCTAAGCAAACGCAATACGTGGTTTTTTTCAAGTTGCCAGCGTCTTTGCTCAACGTCAACATTGGAATGTGAGGCAACCAAAGCCTAGTTGGCGCGTTGTCTTCTATCCCAAAAAATATAAGAGGATGCTATGAATGTCGCCGTATTAAAATCAACCGGATTTTCACGGAACAGAAATACAATGGCGCAAGTCAAAGATTATATTAAGCCGGAAACTTCCATAGGCACCCTGTTTACTGTGGGCATTCAGGTTATATTGCTTGTTGCTTTTGTGATTGCCGATCACAATAATTCGGAAACTCGCGCGCAAGATATGATACAGTTGCACGGGCAAATGGAGCAAGTGCTACAGGCGTTGCCTGTTACCAACAAAATAATAGAAGTGAACGGCAATCGTATTTCGCAGCTAGAGCAATCGGAGCGCGAAGTTGAAACTCGAATTTCTGCACTCGAAGCTCAATATGGCATTGCTCACAGTGATCTAGAACAGTTGAAAGAAACTGTGCGAGAAATTGTTGAAGCCGCGCAAAAATCACCAGGCAAAAGGTAATATTATGCTGCATGATTTGCTTGATTGGCTTGCTGCCATGGTCACTGCTTTTGTTAGTGCCAGCGCGCCGATTATTGCTTATGCGCTGTTGAAGCAGCTAGGTTTGCAGAAAGATGATGCAGCGCGAGCAATGGTGACAACTGCGCTTGAACGCGGCACTGGTGTAATTGTCAATGATGCGTTGATAAAAGGCGAACCGTTGATTGCGAACAAGCTCAACCATTCGCCCGGCCTTACCTATGTCCTAAATACGGTAGGACCGCAGCTAAAACGGCTGGGTATCTCCCCTGATGAAGTTGGGACGAAACTTTCATCGCAATTAGCATTGACACTGCATACCAGCTTTATGCATTCTAATTCTGCCAATGTTGCGCCTTCCAACCCCCCGGTTGCCGCAGCATTGCCCGTCGCTAGGGTGGTAACGCCCGCCGCGACTGTTGCCGCCGCTAAGCCTGCTGGTCCGGCTGACAGGCAAGCGGCGGCAACTTTGCCGCCTCCACAGCGCCTTGCTGCTGGTCAAAAATTCGTGAAAAGGATTTGAAATCATGCGCATTTTATTGTTTGCTATTGCATGCATGCTGCTGATGACTGTTGCCGCATGTGACATTCTTTCCAGCGTCACCACCGGCCCAACGGCTGCCACCAACACGACTCTGTCCAAGCCTGCCGGGCAATTGTTCTGCGCGCTCGATAAGGCCGGGGGCCAGGTAATCGTAAGCCTCATCGACGCCGAGGCTACGGCTGCGGCTGGCGTAGCCGCACCTGTGGCGATCCTGGCGACTGGTGCCACCGCAACCGCCGTTCAGAACGATTGCACGGCTGCCGCCGCTTCCACTGGCGCTACGGCTGGCGTGCCGGTCAGCCCGCCAAGCAACGTTGCAACGGTCGCGAACGTGGCGATTGTGAAGCCTGCAAGTTGAAAAAATGCGCGTTCAGGTTAGGCCTTACGATCAATTTGGGCGTGATGTTTCTTGGATTACGCAGGAAGTTATTGAAGGGTATATTTTTGCCCTGATAAAAGGTGAACGTTTTGCCAAAAGTTATGTTTTCAAACATACGCAAGGCGATCCGTTGCGTTTGCGCACGTTTGAAGAAGTGTTGCTAGACGATCCTGATTTTGATGATTTGAAAGATCAAATATGGGATGAGCAAGGGTTGCCAGAAAAAGGCAGCATTGAATACCATATTTGGCAGATTGAGCGCGCGCTAGAAAGCCCTGACTTACCGCCGCAAGAATTGTCCAAGCTGTATAAAATCCTTGGCGAATATCGAGGCTGGATTACCAAGCCAGGCGAAGGCAGCACGCAGACAGTCAATATCAACACTGTGGGCATCGACGGTAAGCCCGCTAATTTGCGCACCATGAATGACAAAGATGCAGAGTTAATTTATATGTCTCTGTTGACTGGCAAAAGTTGATGCCTGTTAATTTTGATTTCGACTTCAAAAAGCCTGATTACGGTAAGGTTTTTCGCAAGCGATTGCAAATTATGCAAGAACTTGACGATCCACTTGTAATTGCTGCGCTAAAAACTTATTACAAAAAGCATCCTGCGCAATTTATTAATGATTGGGGTTGCACGTTCGATCCGCGTAATGCTGATATCGGTTTGCCGTCAACTATCCCGTTTATTTTGTTTGAAAAACAAGAGGAATGGGTTGAATGGTTGATGGATAAATGGCAAAGCCGTAAACCCGGATTGACTGAAAAATCGCGTGATATGGGGCTTAGCTGGCTTTCGCTTGCTACAGCTTGCACGATTTGCTTATTTAACGAAGGCGTTGTCATAGGTTTTGGTTCGCGTAAAGAGGAATACGTTGACAAAATTGGCAGCCCTAAATCGCTTTTTTGGAAAGCCAGAAAGTTTCTTGAGTTTCTGCCTAAGCAATTTACTGGCGGATGGCAGTTAAACCGAGACGCGCCACACATGCGTATAAAGTTTCCTGGAAGCAACTCTACAATTACTGGTGAAAGTGGCGACGGAATAGGACGTGGCGATAGAACGTCAATATATTTTGTTGACGAGGCTGCTTATATTGAGCGGCCGGAATTGATTGAGGCTTCGCTTTCCAACACAACGAATTGCCGAATTGATATTTCTTCAGCACGCGGCATGGCAAATCCTTTTGCACAAAAGCGATTTTCTGGCAAGATTAATGTGTTTACTTTTCATTGGCGCGACGATCCGCGTAAAGATGAAACGTGGTATTCGAGTATGGAAAACAATCTTGATCCTGTGACGTTGGCGCAGGAAGTTGATATAAATTATGCCGCGTCAGTTGACGGCGTGGTGCTGCCTGTTGAATGGGTGCTGGCGTCAGTTAATGCCGGGCAAAAGCTCGGTATCGAAGTTTCAGGCGCGCGCATCGCGGCCCTGGACATTGCCGACGAAGGCAAGGATTTGAACGCGATTGCGTTTAGATACGGCATAGAATTGCGCGGCTTGCGTTCATGGAGCGGCAAAGGCAGCGACACCCTTTATACGTGTGAAAAAGCATTTATGTTTATTGATGAACACGAATGCAACGAATTGCAATACGATGCGGACGGCATAGGCGCGCTAGTAAGAGCGGACGCGCGCATGATAAATGAGCGTAGAAGCAAAAACAAAGAAAAATATATAAACGTTATTCCGTTTCGTGGCAGTGGTGAAGTAGTAGCGCCTGACCGAGAAATGGTAAAAGGTCGAAAAAACAAAGACTATTTTATGAACAGAAAAGCGCAATCGTGGTGGTCGCTGCGCATCAAATTTCAGAACACATACCGCGCAATTCAAAGCCTGAAAACAGGTGAACCGACGGAATACGACAAGGAAGAATTAATTTCAATTCCTTCCAACATACCGGAATACACAAATCTAATACGCGAGTTGTCGCAACCTACATATACGCTAACAACAAGCGGAAAAATACTTGTCGATAAATCGCCTGACGGAACACGGTCGCCCAATTTAGCTGACGCGGTTATGATGCTCTATTCACCTGCAAAGCGGGCCACCGGGCTTTTTACAAAGAAAGTTGCATAGCATGTGGGCAATATTTAATCGGTTTTTTGCGAGCAAGCCTGTTGCTACCGAAAGTAAAGCAAAAGAGTTAAATTCGCTTTTTTCCACGCATGGCAGCACACGCAGGCAGTTGCAAGAAATTCAGTTGCCAGAGTTTTCTGTTCCGCGTGTTCGCCTGACAGAAACAGGTGTTGCAATGGATAGCGGCACACTTGGCGGTGGTGCTGATATCGGCGCTAAGCCACAGTTTACAAGTGGCGCTTATGGTGTGCCGGATGCACAATTAGGCTGGTATGCTTCGCAAGGATTTATCGGCTATCAAATGATGGCCATTCTTGCGCAGCATTGGCTTATTTACAAAGCCTGTGCAATGTCTGCGAAAGATAGTGTGCGCAACGGATGGGATTTAACATCCGATGACGGGCAAGAGTTGACGCCAAAAATGCTTGGCATTATTGGCAAAATTGACAAGCGGATGCGAACGAAATGGCATCTTCAAGAATATTTGACGAAAGGCCGCATTTTTGGCATTCGTGTAATGATGTTCAAAGTCAATTCTACCGATCCTGACTATTACAAAAAACCTTTCAATATCGACGGTGTTACACCTGGTTCTTACAAAGGCATGGTGCAGATTGATCCTTATTGGATTGTGCCAGAATTAATTACGCAGAATTTGATTGAACCAACAGACTTGCATTTTTATGAGCCTGAATTTTGGCGCATTGGCAGTCTGATCGTTCATCGTTCGCATTTAGTCATATACACAACCGGACAAGTTGCCGACGTTCTTAAGCCTGCTTATTATTACGGTGGCGTTAGTGTTACGCAAAAAATATATGAGCGTGTATATGCAGCCGAACGGACTGCAAATGAAGCTCCTATGTTGACTATGACGAAACGCCTAACCGTGTTTACTACTGATCTTGAAGAAGCTCTTGCTAACGAAGCCGCATTTTCTGAACGCATGGATTGGTGGCGCATGACGCGCGACAATTACGGCGTGAAGATTAACGGTATTGACGACAAGATAGAACAATTTGATTTGACGTTGACTGATTTAGATGCAGTCATAATGACGCAATATCAAATTGTTGCCATGATTGCTGAAGTGCCAGGCACAAAGTTGCTAGGCACGCAGCCGAAAGGTTTTAATTCGACTGGTGAATTTGAAGAAAGCAGTTATCACGAAACGCTAGAAAGCATTCAGGAAAACGATTTAACGCCTGTTTTAGATCGGCATTATATGCTTGTCGTTCAGTCAGAATTGAAGCCAAGATTTGGCGCTGGCGATTTGAGCATCAATGTCAGTTGGAATGAGCTTGATGCCATGACCGGCCTTGAGCAAGCGCAGCTTAATTCGGCTTTGGCTGCCACTGACGAAACGTTAGAAGCCATGGGGGCCATCGACGCGCAGGACGTTCGGAACCGGCTTATAGCGAACAAAGACAGCGGGTATAACGGGTTGTCCCCCAAGGTGCCGCCGATGCCTGACACCCCGTTGCCGCCGCCACAAGCGCAGGGCGCTAAGCCGCCGCCGAATCGCATTCATCCGATTGCAGGCAGTTGATGCAGACTGGCCAGGACGCGGCGGACAAGAGCAAGGCTAGGCGTGCCCGGTCACAGCGTCGCAAGATCAAAGCTGACGGCAAGAAAAAGCCGCGCATACTTGCTCGCGGTAAAGTGCTGCGCATAAACGCATCGACACAAGAAAAATATCTTGCTTCTATTATGCCGCTTGTAGAACGCATGATAGCAGAAGCACGCAAGGAAATACAAAAGCTATTTGCAGAAGATTTTGCGCAGCAACATTTTGCCCACAGTGTGGGCATGGATGCAAGCATAAGTAGCCAAATAAGAATATTGACGAATGCACTCAAGAAAAAATACGATCAACTTTTTGCGCAAACGTCAACTGATGCAGCTACGTCGATGGCCGATGCTGTAAACCGCAATTCTTTCAACAGTAGCAAAGCAAGCGTTAAGGATTTTCCTGATCTAAAAGAAGAAGGTAAGAAGCTGACAATTGACTTAAAATCACTTGACGGGCGCACTAAAGAAATTTTGTCAGGTTCAGCAAAAAACGCAACAAGTTTTATTCGATCAATACCAAGCAAATATCTTGATAGAGTAACTGACGAAGTTTTCAAGAGTGTTACGCAAGGCAACGGTATGGAAGACTTGATACCGTTTTTTGAGAAGTTTGACGAAGGAACAAAAAACTGGGTTCATAATACAGCTATGGACCAAACCAGAAAGCTGTATAACGGATTAAACAAAGGCAGAATGCAAAAAATAGGCGTGACACAAGCTGAATGGATACATTCGGGCGGCAGTCAACACCCGCGCCCGCTACATGAAGCATTTGACGGGCAAATTTATGACCTTGATAAAGGCGCGCCAGTTGGTGACGATGACGACAACGAATACGTTGATGCAGGCGAAGAACCGAATTGTCGCTGCACATTCGCGCCAGTAATAGCTGACGATGAATTAAACGCTGGCGAAAAAGAGGATGACGAAGGGGAAGATGAAGAATAAGGTTGCGCCGGTTGCTGATTATGTTAACGGTCGCGCATGAGCGCGCGCGTGGTTGACCGCAATGGCTGGTTTGAAATTCCTGGGAACCCTTTATCGAAAGCGGGTGTGTTTCCATATCCAGGTTCGACGTTGAATGCACCGGACCCTACTAAGACGTTTATGGTTTATCGTCCGGCCGAAGAATTGGCCGATCCAGAAACCATTGACAGTTTTCGTTTAGTCCCGCTTGTTGACAATCACCACATGCTAGGCGATCCGGATTTGAAACCTGGATATATGCCGCCGGAAAAGAAAGGTGTGCATGGCGTAATAGGTGATAAGGTTTATTATGATGCTGCCACGCAAACGTTGCGCGGTAACTTGAAAGTTTTTTCTTCTTCTCTTGCTGACGCAATTGACGCTGGTAAGAAAGATTTGTCGTTAGGCTACCATTGCAATTATCTGCCAATTCCAGGGGTTGCACCGGACGGAACGCCTTACGATTATGTGCAGCGCCGTATGCGTGGAAATCACGTTGCTTTAGTTGCCGACGGCCGATGCGGTGATGAAATTTCTGTGATGGATAGCGTAACAGTTACTTTTGATGAAAAGGATTTTGTTGAAATGCCCGAAAGCCTCCGCAAGCGCAACCTTCGCGCGCATACCGCTCTTGTGAAGCAAGCAGTTGGTCGTTATGCTGCTGCTGCACAGAAGCGTTTTCCGAAAGCGAAAATCACTGTTGCAACCATGGACGCGGCGGATGAGGAAGCGGTTGCTTCCGAACCTGGTTTGTCTGACGTTGCCGACATTCTTTCGGATGTGCTGCCGCAAATCGCCGATATCAATTCGGCTATTGCTGACGCGGTTGCGCCGGACGACGGCATGGAAGACGAAATGGAACCGGAAATGGACGCTACGGGCGCGCCCGTGATGGACGAAAAAGGCAAGCCGAAAATGAAACCGGTCATGGATGCTGCGACCGGCAAACCCAAGCGCGTGCCGAAAAAACCACCTGCGGCGGCTGAACCGGACGCGAAGGCCATGGACGCGGCAATTGAACGTCATCTTGCACCCGTGCGGCAGAAAATTGCCGCTTTGGAAACTGGCGGCATGAAGTCGATTGTTTCCGAAATCAATAAGCGCAATGCGCTTGCCAATCAGATTTCCGAAATGGTTGGCACATTTGACCATGCGGAAATGACGCTATCGGAAGTTGCCAAATACGGCGTTGCGAAGCTGAATATTCCAACCCAAGATGGTCAGGAAGTTTCGGCAATCACTGCTTATATTGCGGGCCGAAAAGCAGTTGCACCCACCCGGCCAATTCAGGGCAACGGTATGGATGGGCTGGATGGTGGAAGCCCGCTTGCGCAGTATCTCAACGGCAAAAAAGTCGCGTAATTTCAGCAACAATTTTCGATAAGGATTTTTCCTATGGGCTTTCAGTCTGGTCCGATTTTGCTGCAACAGGCGTATGGCGTGCCTGGCGAGCTTGCTTATTCCGGTCCTATGCGTGTGTTTCCCTGGACGTTGGTTTCATCGCCTGAAATAAATTACGTCGGTAGCACGTATTACACGGTGGTTGAAGAAGGCATTGCCACGGCTGGCGGCACTGGTGAACAAGCCGGGTTGCTTGTTGATCCGAAGTCTTATGTGTTGTATGGCGAAGCTGTATTGAACGGCGCTTTGCAGCCGTCCATGATTTTGCCTGACCAATCAATCGGTCAGCTTGCAGTCATGGGTATTTTCAATGCCATTTTGACAACTGCCGCCGCAGTTGACGATTTGCTTTGCTTCAATAACACAACCGGCTTGCTGGCGTCTTTTTCGCCAAACACAACTTTTGCCGGTTCTTCAAGCGGCACAACTTTGACCGTGACCGGCACGCCAACAGGCGTGTTGCAACCCGGTTCAGCTTTGGGGACTGGCTTTCTGCCTGGAACCATTATTGTGTCCAATGGAACCGGAACCGGCGGCGCTGGCACTTATACGATCAACAATTCGCAGACTGTTGCGGCAGGCAGTTACAGCGCAAAAGGATTGCCGCCATCCGGTTACACGGCAATTCAGAACGGCAAAGTCATCTTGCGGGCATCGGCTGCAAATGGCTTGGCAATAATCGAGCTTACCGGCTAAATTTTAGTCGCAATTTTTTAACTGCTTTCAGAAGGATTTTCACCAGTGCCGCAAGTAACACCCGAACGGTCTTTCATCAGCGGGCGCAATGCCCGTCCGTTGACTGGTTTCGATCCGAAATTCTATGGCGATTTGCAGCGCATCGGCATTGAGTTGCCGCAACGTGAATTGCGCCGCATGGCACAGTTTGCGGCCGAATTTGACGGCTTCGGTATGGATGCTTTGCAGCCGTTGGTTTCGGTTGCCAGCATCCCGACACCAATCCAATTCTTGCAAAATTGGCTGCCTGGCTTCGTGGAAATCGCCACAGCCGCCCGCAAAATCGATGAGATTGTGGGCATTTCCACGGCTGGCGCATGGGAAGATGAGGAAGTTGTTCAAGGCGTTATCGAGTTGACTGGAACGTCTGTTCCCTACGGCGATTACACCAATATTCCGCTTTCAAGCTGGAATACCAATTTCGAGGAATGGAGCGTTGTTCGTTTCGAGGAAGGCATGCAAGTTGGCGTGCTGGAAGAAGCCCGCGCATCGCGCCTGAAAATCAATTCGTCCGCTTCCAAACGCGAAAGCTCAACACGCGCGCTGGAAATTCAGCGCAATGCAGTCGGTTTTTTCGGCTACAATAGCGGCAACAATATGACCTACGGCTTCCTGAACGATCCAGGATTGCCGGCCTATGTGGAAGTGCCTACAGGTGTGTCTGGTGAAACCCAGTGGTCAACAAAAACATATCTGGAAATCATCGCTGATTTGCGAACGGCTTTCAGCACTTTGCGCACTTCTTCCGCTGAAGTTGTGGACCCTACCAATCAGCCTACAACGTTGGCGCTGGCAACGGCTGTGATTGATTATCTGTCAGTCGTTTCTGACTACGGCAATTCTGTCATGCAATGGTTGAAAGAAACCTACCCGAAATGCCGCGTTGAAAGTGCGCCAGAATTGGACGCAGCAAATTCCGGCGACAACGTTTTCTATCTTTTTGCTGATGAAGTGAAGGATAGCTCAACGGATGATGGACGCGTATTTACGCAGGTTGTTCCTGCAAAATTTCGCGTTATCGGCGTGGAGCAAAAGGCCAAAGGTTACATTGAAGATTACAGCAATGCGACTGCTGGCGTGCGCTGCAAACGTCCGTTTGCAGTTGTCCGTTACTACGGGGTGTAAAACAAAGCCGGGAAAAGTCCCGGCTTTTTCAAAAGGTGCGATGTGGGGACTGTAAGAATTTATTCGACTGCAACTAATTCAACGCAGTATTGCGAATATGACAACAAAGACGATCCGAAAAAGTTGAAGCGCAAAGTGCGCTTCGTAACTATTCTGGGTGGCACTGGCGTTGCTCGCAAGCGCGGGCTTGTTACGCCGCTTGGCGTTTGCACAATTGTTACCGAAGAACAACTTGCTTTTCTTGAACAGAATGGCAGTTTCAAGCGGCACAAGCAAGCCGGGTTTATTACTGTTGTCAAAAGCAGCGCGCCCGATCCGGCCAAAGTAGCTGAAAATATGGCGCAGCGCGACGGTTCAAGCCCGCGTATGCCACACGATTATGCAGATGCGAAAAAGCCAAAAATGGCAAAGAAAGCTGACAACGGTTTGTCAATAACCGCTCCGGCTTATGTCAAGCCGTCTAGCAGCGGGTTTGCTGAAATACGGCAACCGGATTAACTCATGTCTTATTCTGCACAACCGTTTCCGATAACGCTGGTTTATACTGATGCGGATTTTCGCACGAATTTTCCGTATTTTGCCAATACAGCAACTTATCCAGAAGCGCAGTTGCAGAATTTTTTTAACATGGGAACGCAATTTGTTTCTAATTTCAATTGGGGACGGATGACAAATGCAGCGCGTCAAACTGCATTGTATTTGTTGACTGCACATTTACAGCAAATGTTTACCGACATTGTTGCTGACAACGGCGCCGCGCCAGGCGTTGTAACCGATGCGCAGATTGACAAAATACGAGTGCAAATTCAGCCGCCACCTGGCAAGACTGCTTTTTCATATTGGTTAAATCAAACCACATGGGGACAACAGTTGCTTGCGTTGCTATCCGTGCAGAGTGCTGGCGGTTTTTATAAGTCCGGCGTTCCGCAGTTGGCAGGTTTTCGTAATTCGTTTGGCGGTTTTGGGTGACAAAAGTTATTCATGTTGCTGCCCCTAATCGCGACAAATTGATTGCCGCATTGCAGAAACTTGACGGTGTAAAGTGTCAAGTTGGCTGGTTTGCAAGCGCCAAATATAAAGATGGCACATCAGTTGCTTACGTGGCGAGCATACAAGAATACGGCTATGCGCCGAAAAATATTCCCCCGCGCATGGGCATGCGTGAGACGATTGCAGAAAAACAAGCATCGTGGGGACAGTATGCGGCCTATGGTGCCCGCAAGGTGCTGGAAGGCACGATGACACCATACGATGCCTTGGAATTGCTCGGCAGCCGGGCACAAGGTAATTTTTACAAGCATATCTCGGAAGTCACCCAGCCACCGCTTACTTTTGCCACGCAAGCGGCGCGGGCCAGAAGACTCGGCATTCCAGCCGACGAATTGACAATGACCGGTGCAAAGCCGCTTAACGATACCGGCCTGATGATTGCCAGCCTGACTCATCAAGTGACCGATGGAAAAATCGAACAATGATACCCGGAAACTTGTTGAATAAAGCCATGCGGCTTACCGGTTCAACTACTATTCAATGGTATGGTCAACCGACAACTGTTCTGAACGAAATAGGATTGCTTGTTTCAACGTATGCTGACCCTGTGCCGGTTCAAGCCTCGGTGCAACCTGTTCCTAGAACGATGATGCAATTTCTTGGATTAGACGCAAACAAAGAATACGTTATGGTCTATGCGTCAACTAAGATGGATGATCTTGCACGCGGAAGGCCGGGCGATCAGTTTCAATATTCTGCCTATATGTATCAGATAATGAGTAACACAGAATGGTTTCCGATTAACGGCTGGAATGGCACAATGGCGGTAAAAATAGGATTGCCGCCATGATGGACAACCCGCTAATTGCATTGTTGATTACAACTATAAATGCAGGGCTTGCCGCGCAATCGGTCACTGTGGGCATTCAGCAAGCATACCAGCCGACACAGCAAGGCGTGCCCACAGAACCATATCTTTTAATCAGTAAAATAGCGGATGCACGCTATGGTTTCACGCAATGCACGGATGCATTTGACAACGAAACCGGAGTGATGACACATTCCGAAAGTGAGCAAATTCTAACAACTTTTCAGATAGGTGTTAGCGCAATTCAAAATCCGGCTGACGTTAGCGCGTTGACGCAGGCTGATTATATAAAAGCAGCCGCCACCGCTTTGCAGCTACAGAGTGCAGTATCGTCTTTGAATGCGGCGGGTGTTGGCATCGAAAGAATTATGAAAATACGTCAAACATTTTTCAAAGATGAAAAAGGCAGGTTTGAAGCCTCGCCTATTTTCGAGTTTACAGTTTCGCATTTTAATACCGTGTCCTATGAGATCGGTAGCACAAGCGAAGCAATTGGAACCGTAGCAGCGTTTTAGGGAGTTTCTCGCGTGGCAATTTCATTCACGAATTACGTTGACATTACAAGCGGTGTTAGCGGCACTGCTGCTGTAAAGCAACGCGAGTTGATTACGCGAGTTTTTACTACGAATTTGCTTGTTCCGGCAAATTCGTATGCAGAGTTTACAAGTGCTGAAGATGTTGGCGCTTATTTTGGCACAACTTCAGTTGAATATGAGCGCGCATCTTATTACTTCAATTTCTTGTCGAAAAACAACGTTTCACCGCCAAAGATTTCTTTCGCCAGTTGGGTTGAAACAAACCGGCCGCCGATGATTTACGGCGATCCGGTTTATACTGCGACTTTGGCGACGTTTCAGGCGATTACCACGGGCAAGCTGGATATCCAGCTTGGCGCATCAACGCTGGCCCTGACGGCCCTTAATTTTTCGGCTGACGAAAGCCTGGCATCGGTGGCTGCCACCGTTCAGGCCGCGATTGTAGCGGCTGGTGGCAGCGATCCGGTTTGCACGGGTGCGACGGTGGTGTTCAACCCCACGTCGCCATTAGGGGCTATTTTCGAGCTTACGGGCGGCGGCACAGCGGGAGCTGGAACGGTCGCGGTGACAGCCCCGACAACTGGCACTGATGTTGGCGCTGCGCTGGGTTGGGAAAGCCCTGCGGCGGTTATATCGCAAGGTTCTGTTGCTCAAAGCCTGACCAATACGATGATTGCCAGCAATGGTGCGTCAAATAATTTTGGCACTTTCTGCTATGTGCCGACATTGACAAATACGCAAATTCTGGAATTGCAGACTTGGCTTTCAACACTCAACGTAACCTATATCGGATTGTATCAGGTTACGGAAAGCACCGCATCGGAAGTTTCGGCGGCAATTATTGCAACGCCAGGCGGCGCGATGACGCTTGCGCCATACACAACCGATTTCCCGGAAATGATACCGGGTATGATTTTGGCTGCTACCGATTACATGGGGCCAAATGCTTCGCAGAATTATATGTATCAGCAAGCGCCGAATACGCAGGCGAGCGTTACAACCGATGCAGAACAGGAAGCCTATGACGCCCTTCGCGTCAACTACTATGGGCAAACGCAGGAAGCCGAGCAATTTATTGCTTTTTA